TTTCCGTTGCCGTTTCGACACCGACACAACGGATTTTCAACAGCTCATGCAGGACTACTGGACAAACGGCGGTTTGACATTGTACGGATCACTCAGCAACAAATTATAATGAAAACACCTACAGGAAACCTCACCAGTGCATATTTATTAGCCAATAGTCAATTCATCGTCGTTGACCTTTACACGCTCTCAGTGGTCAATACAGCATGGGCAAGCGGCCTGTCCGTAACCTACACCAATTATTACTATTCCGGCTCAGATTACGATGTAGTAAATGGAGGACATACGTTCAAAGGCAACGATGCAATTTTCTCACGCGAAGGACTAAGGCAAACGATCGGTCTTGAAGTCGCAACGATGAACATTACAGTTAATGCGACATCATCGATGCTGGTACTTGGCATACCTTTTATGCAGGCAATCACTCAGGGAGTTCTCGACGGAGCTATGATAAAGGTTGATCGGGCTTTTCTCAACGCGGATCACTCGGTTATCGGAACCGTCAATTGGTTCACCGGACACGTCGCAAAGGGTTCTCCAGGCCGAAACGGAGCCTCAATTACGATCAACTCTTTGACCGACCTTCTCAACGTCAACGTACCAAGGAATGTTTACCAAGCAGCCTGCCAGAATTCGCTTTATGATGGAGCCTGCACTTTATCGAGATCCTCATATTCTGCAGCAGGAACCGTAAGTACGATCACCGGCACAAACCTCACGATATCAGGGTCAGCGGCAAGCCAAGCAGCGGGATATTGGACTCAGGGAGGCATAATCTTTACGTCTGGAGCGGCAAACGGTGAAGCAAGAACTGTAAAGTCATGGGTTGGCGGAGTTCTTACTCTTCTCAGCCCATTCCCGACATCTCCGGCATCCGGTGACACTTTTATGCTTTACGCAGGATGTGACAAACAGTACGCGACCTGCCAGGCGAAGTTCAGTAATAGCGCCAACTTCAAGGGCCAACCATTTGTACCGATACCGGAGACTGCTGTATGAGGGATCGAGTAATTCAAGAGGCGAGATCATGGTTAGGTACTCCTTACCATCATCATGCAGCGGTGAAAGGGGCTGGTGTTGATTGTGCACAAATTCTTATAGAGGTCTATTCTAAAGCGGGAGTAGTAGAGAAGTTTGACACAGGAAGTTACCCGCATGACTGGCATATGCATAGATCAGAGGAGAGATATCTCGGCTGGGTAGAGAAATACTGCACGAGAGTAGAAAACCCACAAAAAGGGGATATAGCCCTATTCCAATTCGGTCGGTGCGCATCTCATGCCGCTATAATTATTGACTGGCCGGGTGAACTGATCCACTCATATGTGATGCAAGGAGTTGTCCTTGTAAGCGCAAGCGATTCTGAGTTAAGAGGTCGGTTCCATTCGTTTTGGTCACCATTTAAAGAAGATGTTGCATAATGGGAGGTCTATTTTCAGGAGTGTCAGGAAGCGCAAGCACGCCTGTAGCTGAGACAGGGTTATCGGTATCAACTTCAGTATACGGCTTAACTCTACCGGTTATCTATGGAGCAACAAGAGTCCCGGGGAACATGATATGGTATGGCGACTTTAAGTCAGTCGCGCAGACGCAAAACACAGGAAAGGGCGGAGGGAACACCGTCATAACCGGATATACCTATTACGCCTCATTTGCCATCGGGATATGCGAAGGGGAAATCGCCGGAATAAATTCCATGTGGAAGAATGGAGTTTCGGCACCGCTTACAGGTACAGCGTCAATTTTATCGGCATTCGGGAAAGGAAATGTCGATGGATTTACCGTTTTCACGGGGGCTCCATCTCAATCAAAATGGGGGTATTTAACGACATTTGATTCATTTAAGTCGTTGAATTATAACAACCTGTCATATATATGCACGTCTAATTACAATCTCGGAAGTTCTGCGACACTACCAGAATTTACCTTTGAAGTTTTTGGTCATGGATACGGCTCAAGCGTCACAGGCGTGCCGGACGTCGATCCAGGATTCATTATCACCGATTTATTAACAAATGCTCGGTACGGCGCGGGGTTCCCTGCCGCAAATATCGGGATATGGACAAGCTACAAGGCATATTGTATAGCAAACGGCCTGCTCTTTTCGCCATCGTACGATACATCCGCAACCGCAGCAAAAGCGATAACGGAGCTACTGGCGCTGACGAATTCAGAGGCGTATTTCAGCGAAGGGCTTTTGAAGATCACGCCATACGGGGATACCGCAATAACTGCAAACGGTTACACCTACACACCTAATGTCACGCCAATCTATGAGCTTGGAGACGATGCGTTTCTTGCAAGCGCATCAGACCCCGTATTGATTGAAAGGGGATCACAGGCGGATGCTTATAACCAGATCGATATCGAGTGTCTCGACAGATCAAACAGTTACAACAAATCATCTATAAGAGCAACCGATCAGGTTAATGTCGACGTTTACGGACTTCGCGCAATGTCGGGTGTCACCGCTCATCAGATATGTAATACCAGTATCGCGCAATCTTCTGCACAGCTCATCCTGCAACGAAATCTGTACATCAGGAACAAGTACACATTCACTCTCCCAATAAATTATATCCTGCTTGAGCCGACAGATTATGTAACGCTTGATGATTCGGCTCTGGGGCTCGTTTCGGCGCCCGTCAGGATTTTGACGATAGATGAGAGTGGAGATGAACTGCTCATAACAGCAGAAGATGCCCCATCTGGCGTAAGTTCTCACGCGATCTATGGCACGCAGTCCGGGGGCGGGGGCGGTGTGAACAACCTTGTCCAGCCGGGCAACACGGGCACACCAAATATTTTTGTGCCTCCGAGCGTATTGACGGCGACAGGGCTTGAAGTCTGGATGGGAGCTTATGGAGTAACTCCATCGACATGGGGAGGTTGTGAAGTATGGGTGAGTTATGACAACGTAAGTTACGGATATGTTGGATCAATAGATTCTCCGGCAAGAATGGGAACGCTAACAGCGACACTTGCGACCGGAACCGATCCCGACACTACAAATACTCTGGCGGTCAATGTCCTGAGTGGTCAAGCGATGGGAAGCGCAACAACAGCAGAATGGAACAATTATGCGAGCCTTACGCTTGTTGATAGCGAATACATTGCATACCAGACAGCAACTCTCACATCAGCAAACCGATACAATCTCACAACGCTGCACCGCGGACTTTATGGGTCATTAATTGCCAGTCATACGTCAAGCGCGCCATTTGTTCGGGTTGATTCCGCAATATTCAAAATGCCGATCACGCCAGACAAGATCGGGCAAACGATCTACGTCAAACTGCCAGCTTATAATCAATTTGGATCGCAGTTGCAGCAGCTTTCAGTCTGTACCCCGACAACTTTCACGATAGGGATTAGTCAGGTTCCAACGCTTACAGGGATTGTGTTAACTCCTGTTTATGGGGGGTTTACCATAAAATACACGGCGCCGACACAAGCCGACTTTGGTGGGGTAAACGTCTACATGAGCACAACAAGCGGATTCACGCCCGGGAGTGGAAACCTTGTCTATTCAGGCCCTGACAGTTTAATCACCATAACAACCGACGCTGCAGATTCAGCGCTTGTTGCTGGCACTACCTATTATGTCCGGGTTGCAGGGTATACAAAAACAAGTAAGGCCAATATGAGCTACAGCGCAGAGTACAGCGTCGTGCCGATCATGGCTTCAAAAACCGCTGTTGCGTCGCTTTACCAGTGGTCAACAGCGACACCTCCAAACCCTTCAGGAACATCAACATTTACGTGGTCAACTTACGCAAGCTCGGCCTACACCGGAGCAGGCGGATGGTCGGTAACGGCTCCGGTGAACCCCGGGACGCCCGGTATACAGTTATGGATCGCAAGTAAAGTAGTCAGTGATAACGCTTCAGCGACGACAACGACCGTGAGCTGGGCATCTGGTTTTTCATTGCTTGTTGCTGGAGCAAACGGAGCAAACGGGGCAAGCGGGACAAGCGGGTATCAATCTGCAAGTCCTACTGTATATCAGTGGGCGGCGACAATTCCGGCTACACCAGCAGGATCTGCAACTTACACATGGTCAACCGGACTATTCGGAGCAGCGCCATCAGGATGGTCATTGACTGCAGGTACATCACCATATGCCGGATATACCTTGTGGGCTGCAAAGGTATCAATAACAGAAACCGCGACAGCGACAGCGACAACAACATCCTTCAACTGGACTTCATCATCCATCACATCGGTTGGATATGCTGGTACAAATGGAGCTTCAGGACTTAGCTACTACACCGCGGACGTTTTCAAGCAAGCGGCATCAGCTCCATCAGCACCGAATGGAGGGGCGTTCGACTTCACAAGCAACATCCTGACACCTCCATCGGGTTGGTCGGTCAGTGCACCATCCGTCACAACGACGCCAACATGGTATTGCCAATACACTTTTAACGGCACAGGAGTGGTCACGGCTACAACATGGAGTACGCCAGTAGAAGATGCCGTAGCCGGGGCCAATGGGTCGCAGATGTATACAGTCTGGCTTTATCAGCAGGCTACCACATCGCCCGTAGTCCCAAGCGGGACGATCACCTGCACGTTTGCAACAGGAGCGTTGAGCGGAGGGACGATGGGTAGCTGGAGCACGTCACATCCAGCGTCGAGCACGACGCCAGTGTACATGACGATGGCCACGTTTACGGGCACGGCTCCGGCGACAACAAGCTCTAATGGCATATGGAGTAGTCCTGTGATTGTTGCTCAGAATGGTACGTCGAACGGAAACCTCTGTTATAA